ACTGAAACTTACATAGAACCAGATAAAATTGTAGCAGCTTGGTGTGGTAGATTTGATGATTTAAATAAAACACACCAGAGATTAGAATTAATTATAGAATGGTATAATGCATGGACAGTTATAGAGAATAATATTTCTTTATTTATCCAGTATATGATATCTAGAAAGAAACAAAAGTTCTTAGTACCTAAGAGTCAGATTATGTTCTTAAAAGATCTAGGTGCTAATGCTAATGTATTTCAGGAATATGGTTGGAAGAATACTGGAACCTTATTTAAACAACATCTTCTTAATTATGCTATAGAATATACTAAAGAAGAATTAGATGTTGAAACTAAAACAGATGGTACTATAGTAAGAACTAAATATGGCATAGAAAGAATACCAGATCCTATGTTATTAACTGAAATGAGAGAATATGCAGCAGGTGTCAATGTGGATAGATTAGTTTCTTTTGCAGCTTTAGTTGCCTTTATGAGAATACAGCAATCTAATAGAGGTTATGCAAAAAGAGTTATTATGGATGACAGTGCTAAAAACTTGCAAAAGTCAGAAAATTTGTTTAAATTAAATAGAAGTCCCTTTCGTCACATGGGGAAAGGTCAACTTGCAAATGGTCAAGGATTTAAAAAATCTCCATTTAAAAACTTAAAGTAAAAACTATGCAAATAATAAATGCAATACAAGCTAAGAAAGGAGCTAAAACTGATCATAATAGATTAGCATCTATAACACAACCATTACAGTTTCTTTCTAGAAAAGAAAAAGATGAGCAATGGGCTGCTTGGAACCTAGACTGGGTAGAATGGAAAGGTCTGGTACAAATCCGTAGAAATGCCCGTAGGTTAATGAAGAACTATAAGCTTGCAAAAGGTATCATAGACAAGTCAGATTACATAGTAGAGGATAATAATGATTATAGAGATATTGTAGAAATATTAACAAAAGAAGATCAGTCAGCATTAGAGTTAAAGTTTTATCCAATTATCCCAAATGTAATTAATGTACTTGTAGCAGAGTTTGCAAAAAGATCTACTAAACTTACATATAGAGCAGTAGATGAATTCTCATACAATGAGATGATAGAGCAAAAAAGAAAAATGGTAGAGGAAACTTTACTAGCTGATGCTCAAATTAAACTTACTGCAGCTTTATTAGAACAAGGACTAGATCCTGATTCTGAAGAAGCAAGACAACAAATGAGTCCAGAGAATCTTAAAACATTACCAGAAATAGAACAATTCTTTAAAAAGGATTATAGATCTATGGTAGAGGAATGGGCATCACATCAACATAAAGTAGATGTTGAAAGATTTAGAATGGATGAGTTAGAAGAAAGAGCTTTCAGAGATATGCTTATTACAGACAGAGAGTTCTGGCATTTCCGCATGATGGAAGATGACTATGAAGTAGAGTTATGGAATCCTGCTATTACATTCTATCACAAGTCTCCAGATTCAAGATATATATCTCAATCTAATTGGGTTGGTAAAACAGATATGATGACAGCTGCTGATGTTATTGATAGATATGGATACATAATGACAGAAGAACAGTTAGAAGCATTAGAAGCTGTTTATCCTATTAGATCTGCTGGTTATACAATAGGTGGAGTACAAAATGATGGATCATTCTATGATGGTACTAAATCTCATGAGCAAAATGTTAATATGCCTTCTCTAGGGTATAGACAGTACACTAGTGCAATGGGAGGATCTGTATTAGAATCTGGTGATATTATTAATCAGATACTAAGTGAAGGAGAAGATTACTATGACCAAGGTACTGCATTTTTATTAAGAGTATCTACAATCTATTGGAAATCCCAAAGAAAACTTGGACACTTAACAAGTGTTGCTGAAAATGGTGAAGTAACAAATGAAATAGTTAGTGAAAATTATGAAGTGGAAAATAAACCAATTTATGATACTAGACTATTTAAAAATAAAAGTAAAGACAATATTATATTTGGAGATCATATTGATTGGATCTGGATTAATGAAGTTTGGGGTGGTGTAAAAATTGGTCCAAATATTCCTTCATTTTGGGGCATGAATAATCCAGGTGGATTTTCTCCTATATATATTGGAGTAGATAAAAACAAAATTAACCCTCTTAAGTTTCAATTTAAAGGAGACAATACTTTATATGGTTGTAAACTTCCTGTTGAAGGATCTGTATTCTCAGATAGAAATACTAAGTCAACAGCTTTATTAGATTTAATGAAGCCATACCAAATTGGATATAACATAGTAAACAATCAAATTGCTGATATATTAGTAGATGAGTTAGGAACTATTATCATGTTAGACCAGAACACTCTTCCTAGACATTCACTAGGGGAAGATTGGGGAAAAGGTAATTTAGCTAAAGCTTATGTAGCAATGAAGAACTTCCAGATGCTACCATTGGATACCAGTATTACCAATACAGAGAATGCTCTTAACTTCCAACATTTCCAGAAACTAGATCTATCTCAGACAGAAAGATTAATGTCAAGAATACAAATAGCAAACTACTTTAAGTCTCAAGCATATGAAGTAATAGGTGTTAATCCTCAAAGGATGGGACAACAGTTATCTACAATGACTGCTACAGGTGTAGAACAAGCTGCTGCAGCATCTTATGCACAGACAGAGGTATTCTTTATCCAACACTGTGATTATCTAATGCCTAGGGTGCACCAAATGCGTACTGACTTAGCACAGTATTATCACTCAACTAAACCATCAGCAAGATTAACATATATTACAGGTACTGATGAAAAAGTTAATTTTCAAATAAATGGTACTGACTTATTAATGAGAGATCTTAACATCTTTTGTAGTACTACTGCAAATCATAGATCAGTTCTTGAACAATTAAAACAAATGGCTATGACTAATAATACAGCAGGTGCTAGTATTTATGATCTTGGTAAAATTGTACAAGCTGATTCTATTGCTCAACTCAATACTGTTCTTAAAACTTCTGAAGAAAACCAGAAGAAACAAAAACAAGAGGAGATGGAACAGCAACAACAAATGCAAAGTGAACAACTAGCTTCTCAGGAAAAACAAAAACAGATGATGATTCAGGCTGAAGCTGATAATCAAGATAAGCAACTACAGAATAATATTACTGTTGCTGAAATTAAAGCTGCTGGATATGGTTCTGCTGTGGATGTTAACAAAAATGAAATGTCTGACTATCAAGATGCTATGAAAGACATCCGTCAAACTGAGCAGTACCAACAGCAAACTAATATTGCTAGAGATAAACAATCTAATGAGAATTTAAGACATTCTCAAGAAATGGCTATTGAACAAGAAAAGTTACAAGTACAAAAAGATATTGCTAATAAACAACTTGAGATAGCTAGAATTAATAAAAATAAGTTTGATAAAGGAGGCAATGATAAAAAGAAAGAGTAGGTTAGCTATGTATTACAAAAAAATAGTTTTAAGCTTTTAAATTTATCAAGTTTAATTTGTATATTAAAGTATAAACAAAAACCAACAACATGAGTAAAGAAATTGATGACCTTAACAAAGAGGTAAAAGATTCTACAACGGTAGATCTAGTAGATGTAAATATTGATGAGTTATTTGGTACCCCTGGAGCAGAGAGTATTATGCTACCTTCAGATGGAGATTCAGATGATAAACCAAAGTCCATGTTCTCTAAAGGGAATGTAGACACTTCGTTCCTTGACAACCCTGCAAGACCTACTGATAAAGTAGAAGAGGCAGAAAAGAAAGCAGAAGTTGATGAAACTATTGCAGAGCTTGATAACTTAATTAGTCAAGAAGAGGATGCTGGTAATAAAGGCAGACCTAAAGTTGATAAGTCAGGACTTTATGACTTAGCACAGAAGATGATTGAAGAAGGAGCTTTAGTAGCTTTTGATGATGATAAACCATTAGAAGAATATAGTACTAAAGACTTTAGAGAATTGTTTGAGGCTAACTTCCAAGAAAGGGAGGACAAAATTAAAAAGAATGTTCCAAAAGAATTTTTTAATTCTTTACCAGAGGAGCTTCAAATTGCAGCTAAGTATGTAGCTGATGGAGGACAAGACTTAAAAGGATTATTTAGAACACTTGCACAAGTAGAAGAAATGATTCAATTAGATCCTTCAAATGAATATGATCAAGCAGAAATTGCAAGACAATATTTATATGCTACTAATTTTGGATCTCCAGAAGAAATAGAATCTGAAGTTCAAGATTGGCATGACTTAGGAAAACTAGAGCAAAAAGCTAACCAGTTTAAACCAAAGTTAGATAGAATGCAAGAAGAAATTGTTGCAAGACAATTAGCAGAACAAGAACATAAAAAAGAACAACAAGCTCATGCAGCAAAAGCGTATACAGATAATGTATATAATACACTTTTGACAGGTGAATTAGGAGGTATTAAACTTGATAAAAAGACACAGAGTCAACTTTACTCAGGATTAGTTCAACCAAATTATCCATCAATTTCTGGTAAACCTACAAACATGCTAGGACACTTATTAGAAAAGTATCAGTTTGTAGAACCAAGACATGACTTAATTGCAGAAGCTCTTTGGTTACTTTCAGATCCAGAAGGATACAAAGGAAGAGTAAGAGAGCAAGGTGGTAAACAAGCTACTGAAAAAGCAGTAAGAATGTTAAAAACAGAGGAGGCTAGAAAAAATACAGCAACAGCACATGATGAAGAGCCAGAGCAAAGAAATTCTAGTAACAAACCTCAAAGAACAATTCCTAGAAATGGTGGCAACATATTCAGGAAATTTTAAATAGTAACAATTAAAAACAAAATAAAAAATGGCAACTCCAGTTTTAAACAATGGTATATTCCTTAGAGATACCGCTTACAATGCTAGTTCCCATGTGGATTCTTACCACTTGGTGAACATGCTAAAAGATGCAGAGCCAATGGATTTAGGTCCAGTGGATTTATGGGCAATGGCCCAAAAGGTAGAAATGCCACTTTATCAAATGTCTTCATTTGGTGGAAAAAATGTTATAATGGTAGATAATGCTCGTGGAGAGTACAAATGGCAGACACCAGTGTCTACTGACCTACCTTATATCATTGAGGACATTGAACCAAACAATGAATTTAAAGGTATAGAAGGATCTACTTTCCGTATCAAACTTAACAGGAGAGAATTTGGACATGGTGATATCATCACATATGACAAATACAATGGTGTTGAGATGTACATTACAGCAGATGATATCCTTAACATTGGTGATGGATTTATCTATACTGTACAGTTAGTAAACAATGATAACTTCAAATACCTAGATAACAAGTACTTAAACAATGGTACTAAAGTATTCCGTAAGGGTTCTGCCCGTGGGGAATATGGTGAAAGGTTCTCAGACATTACAACAAGAACAGGATTCCGTGAATTCTATAACTTTGTTGGTGGTGCTGAAGCTCATGTTCACTATTCTATATCTTCACGTGCTGACTTAATGATCAAAGGTGGAATGAATGCAGATGGTACAGTTCCTGTAACTGAAATCTGGAGAACATTTGACAAAACTATGGATCCATCTGTGACTTCTTTAGAAGACATGGTAAAAGTTATGGGTAAAGATAAAGTTAAGAAAGCATTTGATAATGGTGATTTGTCTAGAACATTCCTTACTGGAATGGAAGCAGCTCACTTATCTAAAATTGCTTCTGACATTGAGACTTACTTAATGTGGGGACAAGGTGGTAGAGTTCGTCAGGATGGTCCAGATGATCTAAGGTTATCAGTAGGTCTTTGGAAGCAGTTGGATAACTCTTTCAAAAGAATCTATAACAAGAATAACTTTACACTTGACCTATTCCGTTCTGAGATATATAACTTCTTTAATGGTAAAGTTGAGTTCCAAGGTCCAGATCCAAAACGTTCACTAGTTGTACAAACTGGTATGGGTGGTATGCGTATGGTTAATGAGGCTATTAAAAAAGAAGCAATTTCTTCTGGTCTTTTAATTCAAGCTGCTGACATAGGAGCTATTACAGGAAAAGGAATGGACTTAAACTTTGGTTTTGCTTATACTTCATATGTAATTCCATTCTTAGCTAATGTTAAGTTTGTACTTAATCCAGCATTTGATAATGTTCATACTAATGATATTGAAAACCCAATCATTGATGGTTTTCCATTATCTTCTTATAGCTTTATCATCTTTGATATCACTGATAATACTAATGACAATATCTTCTTATTGAAGTTATCTTGGGATAATCAATTAAAGTGGTGGTACCAAAATGGAACTATGGACTACATGGGCCGTACACAAGGATTCCAGTCTTCAGGACAGTTTAATGGATACCGTGTAATGATGTCTCAAACAATGCCAG